AGTAGTATTGACAAGCTAAGAAAACTATGCTAATATACAAATATAGCTTAGATAACTAAGTTAAAACAATATAAGGTTTCTTAAATAACTTAGATGGTACTTTGATTATATAAGAAACCTTAGATAGTGTCAATATCTAAGGAGGTGTAATAGTGTACGAAAAATTCCAATTATTATTGGATAAAACAAACAAAACACCATACCAAGTATCGAAAGATACAGGAGTTTCCACGGCAACTTTGTCCAGTTGGAAAAATGGCGTATATGTTCCTAAAGCCGACAAATTACTTATTTTGTCAAAATATTTTGGTGTTCCGATTGAGTATTTCCTTGAAGAGTAGGAAGGAGAAAGTCAATTGGATAGGAGAGAAAAAATGCAGATGACAAAAGCACAAGCCGTTGCAGAACTGGAACGTATCCAAGAATTGCTTCCTCTGATTGCTGAAGTTGTCAAAGAAGAACGAAAGCCAGTGAACAGATATGCAAAGACATCTTATTTCAAAGAAGCTTACGGTCAATCAATGGGAACTGTTAAGAATCGGAAATACGGAATCATGAATCAGATCAAGCTAGGTCGGTATCCAAAAGATGCGATCATAGACAGATACATTGACAAAGCAGTCTACGCAGATTACAACCGGTTCTTCAAATATCTTGAAGGTGCTGCGAAAAAGTATGTGCCTGAATATGATCCGGTAGAAGCAATGGTGTTAGTAAGAAAAATGGAAGGCAGAGAAGAATATGAACTGTCGCAACTGTAGAAAAAGAAAACACTGCATAGAGAGAAGCAGAGGTTATCCGTGCATATCTTACAAGAAAGAAGGCGAGAAAAATGAATCAGATCGATATGATCGACATCCAAAGAAGAACAATCCAGATCATTGATATCAAGAGACAGCCAAGAAGAATTGAGCATGATGACAGAGAAGAAAAAATATCTGCTGTTAAGACCGTAGTTGCGATGGGATTGGTAATCTTCTTAAGTATCGCAACATGGGTTATCTTCGGATATTAAAATAAGCGCCCGGGAAAGACGGCAAATCTTTAGGCGCTTAGGTAATTAACCAACTTAATAATAGCAATTTAAAAAGGAGAAAGCAATGTTGTTAGAAAAAACACTTGAAGTAAGCGTTTCAAAATTTGAAGAGCTGTGCAAAACAGATGCACGGATGGAAACGCTCAAAGCTTACATCAGCAATGAAGAAAACGGATATATCAAGCTGGACACAGTGAAAGCAATTATTGGACTTCCGGTCAAGCACGAAGAACCATCGGTGTGGGATCATGAGGAACTGTCCTTTGATGAATTAGGAATCACACAGCACAAGATGCACAAGAGACTTGCGGATAATTACAATGCGGAGGAAAGAGAAGATGTCTAAATTATATGAACTTGCAGAAGAGTACAACGAACTGCTTGAAATGATGGAAGATGATTCCGTAGATATGGAAGTGCTTCGTGACACACTGGAAGGTGTAGAAGGAGAGATTGAGATTAAGGCTGAGAACCTTGCGAAGATTATTAAAGAGCTGGACGGAACAGCAACCATGATCGAGACAGAGATCAACCGTCTGAAAGCGAAGAAAGATGCTATTAGTAACAATGCAAAGAGTGCGAAGAAGTACCTTGAGAGTGTAATGATTGCAACCGGCAAGAAGAAGTTTAAGACAGACCTTTTCGGATTCAGTATTCAGAAGAATCCACCAAGCCTTGTTATTGACCAGGAAGAAGACATTCCAGATGAGTACTGGGTGGCACAAAAACTGAAACTTGACAACACAGCACTTAAAAAGTGGCTGAAAGAGAACAAAGCAGACTTTGCTCACTTAGAGCAGACAGAAAGCTTGCGTATTAGATAGGAGTGAAAAGATGCTTACATTTAGAGATTTGAAAGCAAGCGAAATAGACTGCCGAATTTCAACGGTGAAATCAAATGGTATATCACTGTTGCTATACAAGGATGCGAGAGTTGATCAGAATGTCTTAGATGAGGCAGTCGGACCTTTTAACTGGCAGAGATCACATGAAGTGATAGACGGTAATCTGTACTGTACAGTATCAATCTACGATGCGGAAAAAGGTATCTGGGTATCAAAACAAGATGTAGGAAAAGAGTCTTACACAGAGAAAGAGAAAGGTCAGGCATCCGATTCTTTCAAGAGAGCGTGTTTTAACTGGGGAATTGGAAGAGAACTGTACACAGCACCATTCATCTGGATCAGCTCAAGTAATTGCAACATTAACGGAACAAAATGCAATGACAAGTTCGAAGTAGACCACATTGTTATTGAGGACAAGACAATCAAAGAATTGTCCATCAAGAATGAGAAGACTGGAAAGATTGTGTACACAATGGGAAAGCCAACAGCCGAACAACCAGTGACACCACATACTCTTGATGCTTCTCATGTAGCAACATTACAAACGTGCATCCAGAGTCACGGACAGACCGTTGAAAAGGTTTGCAAAACATTTAAGGTCAAATCACTGGAAGAACTGAACATTGAACAATTTGACTACTTGATGAAAAGAATGGGTGAGAAATAAATGCGTTTCACTGGAAAACTCAAAGAACCAATTATCGACTTTGTAACGCATCGTCTGACCATTCTATTTGAGCCAAATGAGGACTTTCTTGAGACTTACGAGGAATTGAAAGGCAAAGAGGTTTTAAGCCTTGAGATAAAGCCATACAGGAAGAAAAGAAGTCTTGATGCGAACGCTTACTACTGGGTACTACTTACCAAACTTGCAAAGGTAATGAACACATCTAATGCAGAAATGCACAACTTGATGCTGATTCATTACGGAGAGCCGGAGATCATTGAAGGAAAGCCGGTATACATGACAGTACCGGATACGGAAGATGCAGAAAAGAAAGTGATTCAAGCAACAGAATATCATCTAATGCCAACATCACAAGTAAGGCAAGGCTTAGACGGTATCATGTACAGAACGTACAAGTTGTTGAGAGGTTCAAGTACCTACGATACATCAGAGATGGCAAGGCTCATTGATGGACTTATTACAAGTTGCAAAGAAGCAGGACTTGCAGCATCAGAGATTGCTACACCAGATGAAAAGAGATTACTGAAAGAAAGGTATGGCGTGGACATTGGCTAAACGATTGAAAAGTGTGTTCACTGATGATATGGACCACTGTTACTTCACTGGATATCCTCATCCACACATACACCATATCTTTTATGGCAGCAGAAGAAAGATATCTGAGAGATACGGATTTGTGATTCCCCTTGCACCGTATCTCCATGAATTTCAAAAGGGGAGCGTACATGACAATCCGAATCACGGTTTGGACTTGGAACTCAAGCAGATGGCTCAACGATATTTTGAAGAGCATATAGGCAGCAGAGAAGAGTTCAGAGAGGTATTCGGAAAGTCTTGGCTATAACCGGTATTAACCTAGCGGATAAGGTTGATATATAAACTCCTAATGGCTGACTGAAACAGTATGTCACAATCCTTAATCAGAGCCATGATGATTCGTCTCCTCGGCTTGTCCGGGGAGAGAAAGGAGAACAATGCAGACTTACGATATTGACATATTAGATTACATCAGAACCGGACATGACAGAGCAATTACAAGAGCTGAGCTGTCTGATCTGACCGGTATAGACGATAGAACAATTAGAGACATGATCCATTATGCAAGACGAGATATACCAATTCTCAACATGCAAGATGGAAGAGGGTACTTCGTTCCAGACATGAACATCTTAGAAGAGAGAATGATGCTGATGAAGTACATCAGACAAGAAGAAAGCCGGCTGAAGAGTATCGGCTGGGCACTAAAAACAGCAAGGCGAACAGCCAAGAATTGCAACATGGAGGTAGACACAGATGAACTCAAACCGAAAAGGGAAAGAGGGAGAAAGAGAGTTAGCAAATCTGCTTAAAGACAGATACGGATATGATTGCCGGAGAGGACAGCAGTTCTGTGGATCCAATGGAGATGCAGATGTAGTCGGTCTTCCTGGCATCCATATCGAGTGTAAGAGGGTAGAGAAGCTTAACATCTACGAAGCTGTGGAACAGTCCATAAACGATGCGAGAGAGGGCGAAATGCCTACGGTAATGCATCGGAAGAATCACAAGGATTGGCTGGTCACAATGACAATGGAAGATTGGATGAAATTGTATGAAAAATGGGTACATAGAAATCAATAGAGATATTGAGAATCTACTAAAAAACGAAAGTGCACATACTTTCCTTATACTGATTGACATTTTACTCAGAAGTGATGATGAAACAAATTCTTTGAAAACATCAATCAGCCAAATATCCGGAACATTTGGGATAGACAAAAAGGAAGTTAAGAAATGCTTATCCAGATTAAGAAAGATTGATCTGATAGAAGTTTATAAGAACCAGGGGAATAAAGACTCTCTGATTATCGCACTTAGAAAAGAAAATGCGTGTTACCGCATAACTCCAAAAGAGCTTGTCTTGGATCCAACAGAGGTCGCAGCTCTTTCAGACAGTAGAAGTGAGAAAGGGTACGCTAAATTCCGAAAAACGGTATTGGAAAGAGACGGATATGTATGCCAAATATGTGGAGAAACAGATAAGTTGGAAGTTCATCATATTAAACCTTATGCAAGATATCCTAAGCTCAGAACAACAGTCAGTAACGGGATCACCTTGTGTAAGAAGTGCCATAAGGAAGTACATAGAAAGTGTGAAACACAATGCAAGGATGGATAAAGATTCACAGGGATTTATTGGACAATGAACTGTGGAGCGACAAGCCTTTTACCAAAGGACAAGCGTGGGTTGACCTACTGTTACTTGCTAATCACAGAGACAAAAATGTACTGTTAGGGAACTGCACAGAACTGGTTGAAAGAGGTTCATTTATCACTTCCGAACTCAAATTAATGGAACGTTGGGGGTGGGGAAGAAAGAAGGTCAAACTCTTTTTAAACTTCTTAGAAAGTCAAAAGATGATAGAACGAAATGCGAACAACAAAAGAACAGCTATAACCATTGTAAATTATGGGTTTTATCAAGATTGTGACCTACCAAAGGAACAGCAAAAGGACAGCAAAAGAACAGCAAAGGAACAGCGTAGGGACAGCACAGGAACAGCAAAGGAACACAAACAAGAAAGAAAGAATGAAAGAATGAAAGAATATATAGATACTAACGTATCTATAAAGCAGCATAGCATTCAATCCATCATCGATGCATGGAATCAGCTAGAGCCTTACGGTATCAAAATGATTTACCGGATCAATCAAGGCTCTAAGAGATGTACTTCACTGATTGCCTTACTTGAGCAATTCGGAGAAGAGAAAGTGATACAAGCTGTTGATAAGGTCAAACAGAGTGAATTCCTTCAGGGAAAGACAGATACAAGGTTCTCACTGAACTTCGATTGGTTTATCAACCCGGACAACTTCGAAAAGATTCTTGATGGCAAGTACGCAGAGAAGTTTAAGAAACCAACGAAGAACAATAACAACTTTGAGCGAAGGCAGTATGACATGGATGATCTGGAGAGCAAGCTACTTGGAAGGTGATTAAGAATGGCAGAGATAAAAAGTGGCTGGGCGGTATGCTCAGTCTGCGGAAAAGAATTTGAGATAGTCGGCAACCGGAAGAAGTGTTGTAGCAAGGCTTGCGGAGAAGAAAGAAGCCGGAGATAGTGCTGCGAGAGAGGAAAGGCGAGATACAGAGCCTTGAGTCCTGAACAGAAAAAGGAACTGGCAATGAAACGAAAGCAAGCCAAACCGAAGAAAGTAAAAGGCGCAAAAGAACCGAAGTATCGAAGCGAATTAGTAAGAGTCGCAGCTGAAGCAAAGCAGCATGGTATGAGCTACGGAGAATATGTTGCAAAAAGAGAAAGGAGAAGAGATGGGGAAAACGATTGATGCAGAAGAGTTTCTTTCATGGCTGAATGAAGCTGAGGAAGAACTAAAGGGAGAAAGAGCGGATGAGCTGAACCCTGATCGCAAGGATGAAGGGATTCTGCTCACAACAGAGACTGTCAGAAAGTATGTCGAGAGCATGTGCAAGATTGACGATGCTGACAGTGAGCGTGGATGGATACCAGTGACGGAAAGACTTCCGGAATACGAAAGAGATGTATTACTCACACTTGAGGCAAAGAGCGGATCCGGATACAGAGCTTACAGCATCGGATGCTACATCCAAGTATTTGACGAGGACACAGAAAAGCACTGGCTTGACAGACAGTATGGATATCTAGAGTGGGATAAATACTCAAACGGACACGGTGGATGCTCACTGTACAGAGTTACAGCATGGATGCCGATTCCGAATCTGTACAAGGGATAAAGACCATGAACAGA